GGATAAACAGTAGTAGTAGGTACTTGACTGAATGGATTCAATTCGTAAGGACTATCGTACCAAGTGTATCTATCAGTTCTCAACCCAGAAGTGACTGCACCACTCAACTGTTGTCTAGTACCAAATATTTGTATATAATCTACTGCTTGTATACCATTAACATCTTGGACTATACGTTGATCTACATTCTTGTAATGATAAGTTCCTAATAACTTACCGTGGTTTGGAAGCTTCTTGTAAAGGACAATAGGACTCAGCATTTTCTCTCTCAATCCTGATGGGTCGCCACCGTATTTGATCTTAGTTCTTTTCCTTGTTCTCGTTCCAGTGGACGATCTGCTTACAGCAGCATCAGCGCGAATACGAACGTTAGGCTTAGAACGAAAACGGTTAGCACGCCGTTTCTTGAAAGCGTTAGACAACGCTGCTCCTGCTCTGATTGCTGCAACCGCAGTACGTAAGGTACGAAACTGGGGTCTCTTTCTCGTGGTAACCATGTTATTTTAGGAAAGAATTTATTCAAATTCTGTGATAATCAATCGTCGTAAAAGCGCATCGAGAGACTGCTGGTCGAGGTCTGGATACCACCCCCTGGGATGGAGATTGGAAGTGATCCAGATCCTTCCTGCTTTGAGAGGTGAGGATGATCCTTTAAGTTCCACTCGGACTGGATACCTGTCCAACCATCGGAGCATATGTGAAATGTCGATTCCACCTCGAAATTCATCGATAATAACATTCGACTCACCGCGGTAGCCGCACCAGAACTTAGATCGTGGATCTTTAACGTAAACTCCTTCCCCCGCTTCATCAAACGCTCTTCGCGATTTTCCGGTTCCAGTAATTCCACAGAAAACGTAGACCTCTTTTTGAATTCCAATAGGTCGATCATTATCAGCGGCAATACATTTGAGTGTCCTGTAATAACGAATGTAAATGTCTGGTGGGATTTCATCCAACGAACCTGCTTTTGCCAAACATTTAATTTTCTCCCAGTCGGCTGCTGAGTTTCTGTTAATTGGTTTTGATCCGAACTCGTATCCATCTCCATCTCTTGACTCTTCTTTTCGGCAATAAGCCTCGGCAGCAGCGGAGCGGGTGGGTTCACAATGGGCCGATTCGCAAAAGGCCTGCTTGACTTGGCGTAAGGTTTTCTTGGTGGGGAAGGCAACGATGAGCTGGTGGTGTCTGTATCCTGACTCCCCGATTTCGGGCTGTCCAACAAGCCAACAGGCAGCTTCGGGGAGCACTGGTTCCCAGTCGTCGCGGGGGATTGTGAGGATCCAATATCGAGCTTGTACTGTGGGCATGCCATATTCGACGGGAATAGTCAGCCCTTTTATACATGCTCCGAAGCCCAGCCGGGCCAACGCCACTGCTGTGCTGTCAGGGATCCGTGGGGGGGTGCACGGTTGGGATCCCACAAGGGGATCCGGGAGACGTCGCTAATGTAAGTAATACTGGCGGATCCCTACGGATCCAGCCTGGTGCTTACATTAGCTTTACGTCTCTGCTTAATCCGAGCCGGGCTTAGACTCGCTACCCATATAGCCGCTTCGCGGGCTACATGGGTCCCCGCTCCCTAACCTACGCTTCGCTTCGGAGCGCCCTATTTCCAATATTATGGTTGTCATCCGTCATAATATGACCCTACGTTTTTTGATCTCGGTATCCGAGCATTCTATCTCTCTCGGGGGACTAAGTCCCCCTGGCGAGGCCACCCCCATTACCTTAAACCTTTTATTCATTAACAGGATTCACAATGTCATCATCTTCAGTGATAACACGTACTGCGTTAACATGATTAGTGAGGGTACCCTTGTAGGTTCTACTAGACGAGAATCTACTTTGAGGAAGCGCACCGAAATTGATATTCTGTTCACTAACAATGCCAACTTTGGTAGAACCAAAAGTTACTTCCGTCGCAGGTACTCCTTCAGCTGTACTAACACCTACTAATCCAGCTGTAACCGTAACTAAAGGCCAAATAGTGATTCCTGCCAAATGACTTACGGTTCTTGTTTCAAATACACTTTTTGCGAATATCTTTTCGACCAGAACTTTGAAATGAAAATTCTGCTGCTCTCCTGGTTGCAACAAGAACTTTAGTGTTTTCAACGATTTCCAAGTGGATCTGAACTCTTGATTCTGAAATGGTCTCTGGCCAACATCATTGACTGTAGCGTATCCAGCAATAGCCGTAATAGTGGCTAAATTATTTGCTGTAGCTTGGTTATCTTGACCCATGTGCTTAGTTTGCAGTATCTGTATCCAACGATCAATTGGTGTTTCAACACAATCGAACACTGGAGTCATAAAATCCACAATCACTTCTTGAGGGTATTGAACCATACTAACAAATCTAACCTTCCAGTCTACATTTTTAATGTACAACATATCATTGCGAGCAACTAAAGGTACAGGATTTGGATAAACAGTAGTAGTAGGTACTTGACTGAATGGATTCAATTCGTAAGGACTATCGTACCAAGTGTATCTATCAGTTCTCAACCCAGAAGTGACTGCACCACTCAACTGTTGTCTAGTAC